TTTAACATTCGTAGCTCAAAGTGTAGGCGTAACAACATTGGGTCTGGTTGGTGAGACATTAAAGGGTCCAGCATTTGAACCAATATTAATTTCTAATTTCGACGAATTTAGAACGTATTTTGGTGGTACAAGTCCTGCAAAGGATGGTGCTGGAAATCCAAAATACGAACTTCCATATGTTGCGAAATCGTATTTACAAGAGTCAAACCAATTATTTGTTACCCGTGTATTAGGACTTACTGGATATAAACCAGGCAAAACTTTTAGTATTAAAGCTTTAGGTGGTGTAAACCTAGGTACATTAAGTGGATCAACCGGAAGTATTTCATTGATCCCAACTTTAACTGGTGTTACCGGTAGCACAATTTATGCAGAATTATCAGGAAAAACTTCAACAGAAGGTTCTTCTATAACAGATTATCTAGTTGCAGCAACTAATTCAGGTGGTGCTTATGCACACAACGAATGGTTCACAATTGGTGAAGTTCCAGATTCTGCAACAAGTTCACTTACTGGTACTGAATTATTATCACCTATCGGAGCAAACAATAATAAAGATTGGTATAATACCTTCTTTACAAAAACAGGATCGACTGATGCTACAATAGATGGGGTTTACTCTTATCTTTTTGTGTATTCAACTGGAACATCAGAATTTACTGTAACAAGATTTAAATATAACGCATCATTAAACACCGATTATCATGATAAACAAGTTTGTTTATTGAGATCAAGAGGTAATTATGTTCAAAATGTGTTAGTACATAGAGTTACAGGAAATACAGTAACTGTAACTGGTACTGGTCTTGCTAGCAATCCATTGGCGGATTTCACAATTAGTGTTACAGATATTAACTCAGATGTAGCAACATTCAATTGTTCAATGGATCAAACATCTACAAAATACTTAACAAAAGTATTAGGTGCTGATGTTTTTGATAAAGATAGAGTTGAATATCCATTATATGTTCATGAGGCTTACCCTAACTTAGTTGTAAATCTTTTTGAACAAGGTTTAATTAGAGGTTTAAGTACAACAGTTGTTAATACTACAGAAGGTGATAACTTTATGACACAGTGGGATATGGCTGGTTCATCAACTGTAGTATCTGAAGTAAGAGGTGGAAAAGTATTTGACTTATTCAGCTTCTTGACAATTTCTGATGGTGATGCTTCAAATTATGAAGTAAAAGTAACCATTCAAAATATTGACTTAGATACTGGTGAATTTGATGTATTAGTTCGTGATTTTAATGATACTGACGCTAATCAAGTTGTATTAGAAAAATATTCTAGATGTACTATGAACCCAGATTTACCTGGTTATGTTGCTAGAAAAATTGGTACTTCAGATAGTGAATATGAATTAAGATCAAGATATATTATGTTGGTATTAGCAGATGATGCACCAACAGATGCAATACCTGCAGGTTTCAAAGGTATAACAACAAAATCTGATGTTGGTGGTATACGTTTCAAAACAAAATACTACGATGCCGGTGATTTATTATACTATGAAGCAAATGGTACACCTGTAACAACAAATGGTGATAAAGTTAAAAAAGTAACTTTAGGTTTATCGACAGATGAACACTTTGTTTATGATAGAGATATGTTTAAGTTCAAAGGTACTAATGCGCCAGACGCAACTTTTGGTTTCCACTTATCTACAAATGCTGCAAGTATCACTGGTACTAGTGGTGAATATCTATACAAAACAACCGCTTATGATTTAGAAGGTACAGATAAAGGTAAATTAGACGCAATCGGATTCCGTAAATTCACAATGCCAGTATTTGGTGGTTTTGATGGTTGGGATATATACAGAAATGTTAAATCGAATGGCGATGGTTTTATTTTTGGTAAAACCACATACGCTGCAGGTCACTCAACTAATGGTGGGGTGTTTAATAATGCGGTAGGGAACTCAGATTACTATGCTTTCTTACAAGGTATTGAAACATTCAAAAATCCTGAAGCTGTTGATATTAACATATTTGCAACACCAGGTATTAACTGGAATGACCATAGTTCACTTGTAAACCAAGCTGTAGATATTATTGAGAATGACAGAGCAGATTCATTATACATCGTAAACTCACCTAATTTCAGCGGTACAACTGGTGCTGATGAGGTTATCGGAGCATTAGATGATTTAGGATTTGATTCTAACTACTCAGCAACTTACTGGCCTTGGATTCAAGTAAGAGACACAGATAACGCTACACAACTTTATATTCCACCAACAGGTGAGGTATTGAAGAACATTGCTTTAACTGATAACGTTTCTTATCCTTGGTTCGCTGTCGCTGGTTATTCAAGAGGTCTTGTAAACTCAATCAAAGCAACTAAAAAGTTAACTCTTGATGAAAGAGATGAACTTTACAAAGCAAGAATTAACCCAATTGCAACATTCTCTGATACAGGTACAATTATCTGGGGTAACAAAACATTACAAGTTAGAGAATCAGCACTTGATAGAATCAACGTAAGAAGATTGTTATTAAGAGCAAGAAAGTTAATTTCTGCAGTAGCTGTAAGATTATTGTTTGAACAAAATGATGATCAAGTTAGACAAGAATTCTTAAGATTGGTTAACCCAATCCTTGAATCAATCAAGAAAGAAAGAGGTTTATATGATTTCCGTGTAACAGTATCAAATGATCCAGAAGATATTGATGCTAACACATTGAGAGGTAAGATTTACATCAAACCTACAAGAGCATTGGAATTTATTGATGTTGAGTTTGTTATTACACCAACAGGAGCTTCTTTTGAGAATATCTAATAAATGAAGATAAAATAAGTAAGGGGTGGTTCTTAACCGCCCCTTTTTATTAGTATATAGTAGTAATAATAGAACATTAGTATATTGAAAATCAGTACATTAGTAATATTAGAAATAAGAAATATTAGAATATAGAAGTAAGAAATAATAGTACATTGAAATATTAGTATAGTTAGTACATTAGTATTTTAGTAACGTAGTAGCAAAAAGCTAACGATTTTTTTCCAGAAAATCAAGTATTTGGGAAAATAAATTTTATTTCTAACATTGATATATTTATTAGAAAGAATAAACAAAACAATATAACACAAAAACAATGGCAGATTTATTAATGAAAATGCCGGTTCCATACGAACCGAAACGTAAAAATAGATTTATCCTTAGATTTCCATCTTCTTTGGGTATTAATGAGTGGTATGTAACATCTACATCCCGTCCTAGTGCTAAAATAGGTTCAACAGAGATTCCGTTCTTGAATACTTCAACATATGTTGCAGGTAGATTTACCTGGGACCCAATCAAGGTTACTTTTAAAGATCCTATTGGTCCTTCAGCATCCCAAGCATTGATGGAATGGTTCCGTCTTCATGCTGAATCCGTAACCGGTAGAATGGGTTATGCAGCAGGGTATAAGAAAAATGTTGAACTTGAAATGTTAGATCCAACAGGTGTTGTTGTTGAGAAGTGGATTTTAGAAGGTTGTTTCTTAACATCATTGAACTTTGGTGATTTAAGTTATTCTGAAGAAGCGTTAGCAACAATTGATGCTGAATTGAGAATGGATAGATGTATTCAAGTATACTAATATTATATTTCAAATAGTTTTATTTATAATCCCATATTCGTGGAAACGAGTATGGGGTTTTTTATTTAATTGATAATCAATAATTTATATCAATAGTTCCACATGGAACGTTGTTTCATTGATTTTTATTTGTTTTATAGTTATATTAATAAAAAGAACAAAATATTATTATGGAAAATATAAATCCAATGGTAGCCTATGACGTGGTTCAACTACCTTCACAAGGTGTACACTATACAAATGGTAAAAAATCATTAAGAGTTGCATACCTAACTGCTGCAGATGAGAATATATTAATGTCACCAAATTTATTACAGTCAGATACTGTAATTGAAGAATTATTGAAAAGAAAAATTCTTGATAAAGAATTGAATATTGAAGAATTAGTTGATGAAGATAGACAGGCAATATTAATCTTTTTAAGAAATACAGCTTTTGGAACTGAATATAAGATTGATTTAGTTGATCCAATTACCAAACAGTCTTTTGAGGGAACTGTTGATTTATCTATATTAAAAACTAAGGATTTTAAATTAGTTGCTGACTCAAATGGTGAATATGAATTCTTTTTAAATGGTGTTAAGAAAAAAATTACATTCAAGTTTTTAAGTAATTTACAAGAAAATGAATTAAAACTAATTAAAGAATCAAGTAAAGATACTATTGCACCATTAAACACAAAGAGATTAGAAATGATGATAAAATCTGTCGAAGGTACAAGAGACCAAATGGCAATTTATCAATTTATACAAAATTTACCAATTAGGGATTCTCAAGAGTTCAAAAAATTTGTATCTGAAAATAAACCAGGTCTTGACCTAATTGTTGAAGTAATCGCCCCGTCTGGAGAAAAAGTCCCTGTTTTGGTTGACTTTGGGGTGGAATTTTTTCGTCCCTTCTATGGCATATAAAAAGTATCAGATTGAATCTATACTTTTTTTATTAACAAAAGGTTTCACATACCACGATGTTTTAATCCTTCCTGTACATGAAAGAAATACTATAATTAACTATTTCATGGAAAAGAATGATTAAACTATTTATTCTTATATAGTTTAATATAAAATGCCAAATTTATCAGATGACGCAGTAAGGAAATTAGCACAAGATTCAGGGAATTATACCCCTGGAGAGATTAACGATTATTTAAGCAAAAGGATGAATCAGGCTGCTAGAACTAGTAGTAATGTAACTGGTCCAGATGTTGGCTTAATGAAAAAGGTTGCGGATGCTGCGGCTGCCGGATTTTATGATAGATTTTCATCTACAAAATCAAGAATTAGTGTTGACACAGTAACAGGTATTATAGATAGTCTAGGAAAATCTATGACTATCAATCCAATTGCATTGGTTAAAAATGTTCTTGCTTTAGGTTTAGATGGTGCTAAAACATTAATGACTGATTTAGCACAAACACAAGATGACTTACTTAAAAGCACCAAAGGTTCTGCTGGATATGTTGGAGAAGTTGGAAAAGCAATGCTGGAAGGTCTTAATGAAGCGATGATTGCAACAACAAGACTTGGTGTAAGTGTTAATGAATTTATTGATGCTACTGAAAGTTTAATGGTCAATTCCGAGAGAATGGCTTTATACAGCGAAAACACAATTTATGCTGGTATGGAGGCTTCAATGGCATACACCAAAAACTCTAGAACACTTTTAGAAAATGCTGAAGGATTTAGAAATGTTGGATTAGGTTTAAGTGATGCTGCAAAAGCAATTGAAGATATTGGAAAAAGATCTGTTAATATGGGTCTTAGTGCAAAAGCTACTTCTGAAACATTAATTAAAAACTTAGGTAG